GAACCCCTCCGGAACATTGCTCATGGTGGCGCGATGGTTCCATTCCTGCGTGGCCACGTCCGAAGAAGGGTAGAGAGCCTTGCCGCCCTGTCTTACCCCGCATCCCAGGCACTCCGCTGCATACCCGGCCAGGAATCGACTCCGCCGCTTCTTGTAAACGGCTATGCGAACGCTCCCGCAGAACGGGCAGGGCCGTAGCCTGCAGGCCTGTTCAAGATCAGCCATTGCCGCGTCCCCCGAAGATGTCGCCGAAAATGTCGATGAACGCATCACCGCCTTTCCCGCTCGCCTGCGGCTGCAGTCGCACCACTTCGTCCCGCAAGCGGCGCGTCGCTTTGCTGAGCCGCAGAACGTCGCGTGCAAAGGCCTCGCGGTTGACCGTCATACCGTCCAGAACTCGCTGTGCGCGTTCTTCGATGCTCGCCAGGTCAGCCATGGCCCACCTCCATCTCGGCCAAGGCACGCTCCGCATCGCGCAGATGGTGGACAGTACTTCTATCGATACGGTCCAAGGCTTCGGCGATGGTGTAGTCCATCCGGGTCAGCCAATCATGCCGATTCAATACAAGGGCCGCGGTCAACGCCTCACCGGTGGAGAGCGGGCCAGTGCATCCCCTACGCTTGGCAGCGAACGCTACCTCAATCACACGGTCGAGGTTCATGCGGCCACCACGATACGGCGTACGGCCATCGGAGCGCGACGGCGCAGGGCCTGCGGGATCTGGCCAACGGCCAAGCCGCTGTAACGCTGGCGGGCCGGGCGGGTCTGCCACAGGCGCAGCAGGGCGGCACCAGCGGCCGGCAGCGCCAGGCACATGGCGACAAGGGCGAGGAAGTCAGCCACGGGCCACCTCCTGCGCTGCCTGGGCAATCGCTGCCGCGCTGGCCTTCCGGCCCGGCAGCATGTTGGCAACCGCGAAGGGGAAGGGCAGGCGGTCGGCCAGCTTGGCCAGTTCCGCCGAGATCCAATGCCCGTCATCGGCGAATTCCTCGCTGCCGTTGACCAGCACCCAGCCGGGCCGGCTGCTCTTGCGGCGCTCAAATACGCGCTGGGCGACCTTGTGGCCGCCCATGTCCAGCGCGGCCGTGGCGATGACTTGGTTGTGGGTGATATGCAGGGTCAGCGTGGCGCTGCATTCCGGTGGCATCTGTTCATGTGCACAGTTCTGCACACCCGTGATAGCCTCCGCGTCGGGTCCGGTGCCGGATTCCAGCGAACGTGCGGTGGTGGTTTCGGCTTTGCCGATCAGCTGTTGCATGGCTTTCTCCTAAACTTCGTTGGTGGATGGCCTTGGGGTCAGAGGTGGTGCTCTGCCCGCCGGGCCCGCTTTTGCACTTACTTCTTGAACACCCAGCAGCGCACGGCTACGCCGGCGCCCAGGCTGTTGGTCTTGATCTGGCTGTTGACGGTTGCATTGGCGTCGATCAGCTTGTAGCGGCGCGAATCACGCAGGTAGGCACGCAGCAGTTTCAGGTCTGGCACCGGTTGGCTGTGGTGGGCCGCCTTGGCGATGAAGTCGTTGAGGTTGATCGCGATGCGCTGGGGATCGCGGGAGTGATTGACCACTGCACGCTCACCGTTGCCGATACTTTCCAGATACTCGTAGGTCTCCCAGAATTCATTGACCAGCGGATGGTCGGCACTGATCGCGGACTGACGCTCGATGGCCATATTGACCAGGGCGGTGCGGGTGGCCACCACCATCTCTTCCGGGATGTCGATGACCAGGCGCAACCCATCGAGCAGCGCCAGCATCTGCGAGTGGTTCTTGATCAGGCGTTCCATGCGCAGATCCTTGTTCTCGCGCAGCTTGGTTTCGTAGAAGCGCACGCGCTCGGCGAACTTCTCCATGACCAGCTGCTCGGCACGCACGGCCTTGATCAGGAAGTGGCTCAGTTCCTCCACCTGCAGGGCATTGAGGTTGTCCGCCGCTTGCCGGCTCTCGGTGGTGGCGTTGGGCTTGCGGAAATGCAGCTTGACGATGCGCGTCATGATCGCCTCGCTGGCATCCACGGCTGCGTTCTGGCTGATGACGATGGTGCCCCGGAAGGGCGGCTCGTACGTCTCATTGCCGCCGTTGCGTACACCACGGGTGGCCAGGGTGCCGCCGCCGTAGTAGTCCTTCAGTTCGTCCCATTCAAACGACTTTGCGTGGGCCCTGTCGGCCGAATCGCGGTCGGCCTCCAGAAGTACCACGGGCATGCCCGAGGTCTGGCCCATGGCGCGGGCGCGGCCGGCCTTGGACGATTTGGCCGGGTCGAAGCCCTCGTAATCACTGCGGGCCAGCAGCTTCCACAGGAAGGTCAGCAGCGTGGTCTTGCCCGCGCCTGCCTCGCCGGTGGCTTCCAGAAACGGGAAGGACTTGTGCGCGCTGCGGATCTGGTTGGCGTACAGCGAGCCGAACCAGAAGGTCAGTGCGACGATGCCGTTGGTTCCAAAGCACGTCCACAGCCACTGCAGCCACTCGGTGCGGTACTGCTCATGGTCCCGTTGAATATCCATGCGGATCGACCTCTGTGTGGTCTTGATGCGTAGCTTGTTGAATTCGAAGTAGTCCTCGGCGTTGGCCAGGCTGATCTGGCCGTGGCGCACGGCCAGGTCGCCGAAGATGTACGCCTGGTGATCCGGCGTGTAGCCGACGAAGTCCACGGTGTGGACCTCTTTGATGTTGTCCAGTTGGATCTTCATGATCTGCAACAGCTGTGAGGCCGTGCCGTCGAAGATGGCGCCCCGAGCGATGTGCCCAAGGCGGTCACGAAATGAGGGGGCGTTGAGAGCCTGCGAGGATGTGAAGGTGCCCATGGCGGGGGCGCTGTCGTGGGGGAACTCCACCCGGAAGTAGTACCAGGCATCGTCTGTGACCTCCTGGCGCTGGTAGTACAGCGCCTTGGGAAAGCAGTTGGCGATCTCGCGCACGTTGCAGCATGCGCGGCGGATCTTCTGGACCTGTTCGGGGTCCAGTTCTTCATCGGCATCCTCTTTTCGGGTGGCCTGCTCGCGGCAGAGCTTGTCAAAACGCACGGGGTCGAACTCGAACCAATACAGGCGGCTGCGATGGTCCAGGTGAAACTGGGTACGCTGCTCGCGCTCGTAGACGATCAGCCCTTTGTCCATCGCGGTGCGCGCCATGAGCAGCGCGCCTTCGTGCAGGGCCATGTCAATGTCGGCCTGCCACTGTGCATCGCCATCCTCGGCCGCCTGGGCGCGCAGGTGTAGATCGTTCCAATCGGTCTTCTTGCCGCGGCCCTGGTCGATCTGAGCGGCCTTGTTGCGAAAGCCCAGCTTTTCGGCACGGCGGACGTGCTTATGGGTGTAGGCGCGGGCGCTGGGCTCGTTGTCCAGCCCCCACACCAGGGTGGGCAGGTCGGCCGCGCGCAGGCCGCGCAGTTCCTTGAGGGATATCTCCGGGTAGGCATTGCTGGACATCGCCGCGACGGCGCAGATGCCGTGCTGCAGCAGGGCGATGGCATCGAAGATGCCCTCGACAATCCAGACCTCCCGGGCGGTGCGCATCATTTCCAGCGCGGCGGACGCCGCCCACCACACGCCGGCATAGCTCTCGCCCGGTGCGAAGCGCGCCTTCTGCTTGCCGAAACGGTGCGGGCGGTCGATCAGGCGTTCCCACCAGCCACCCTTGGCCAGCGCGAAGCGCACCGTGGCGGTGCCTTGGCTGGTCGCGCGGTCGTAGTAGTTCTCCTGCGTATACAGCCCCTGCAGCGGCTTGATGGCAAAGCCGCGGCCGGTGGCCAGATAGGCGTCGGCGGCCGCGTTCGGTGCCGTTGCGGTCTGCGGGTTGAGCTTGGAATAGTCGTCGAACAGGTCGTCGTAGAGGTCGCGCACGCGCACCTCTTTGCCGCACTTGGCCTGGCGTCCGCAGCGCAGTACCCACGGCTTCAGGAAGTTGGTGTACAGCTCCTTCTTGCTGCAGTGGGGGCACTTGCCCCCGCGCATGTACTCGGTGCCACTGCGGTGCTTGAGGCCATAGTCGCGCTCGATGCGCGACAGTACCTGGTGGCGGATTTCTTCCTGCATGCCGGCTCAGCCTTGTGTCATCGCGTGGTAGGTGGTGCGGTGGTGGTGCATGGCTCTCTCCTGATCGCCCCGGCGGCGGTGGTGCGCCGCAGGGTCGGGGCGGTGCGTCAGCTGTTCAGGGGCAGACGGCCTTGCGGGGCATCCAGGATGTCCAGCGGCAGGCCGACGGCGCGCATCTCTTCATGCAGCAGATGGGTGAAGGCAATGCGTTCGCGTGGGTCTGCCAAGCTGTCACGAATCTTTGCGGCCCCGAGCAGGTCGCGTAGCGCACTGACGCGCGAGGCCTTGACGGCAATACCATGGGTTTCGTAGCGGTGCAGGACGTTGGCCCATTCCTTCTGCAGGATCAGCAGTTGGTCGGCTGCCGCGACGTTGCCTTGGGCACGCATCTGCGCTGTATTGATCCGGGCTAGATACATGTGGGCGCGGTCAAAACGTATGTAGAGGGCCTCTCGGCTGGGGGTGCTAGCACCCCCTTCCCCTGCCAAAACAGGGGGTAAAATCCACTTCGGGGCGTACAAAGCTGCCTGATCTTCGCCTTGAGCGGCCTTTTTTGTGTTGCGCCAGTCGATGCCGGCCAGGTCAGAAAGGGGTTTGAGCGGGATGTACTCCACGCCTTCGTGCTCCACGAGCAGCATGGTCAGGCCGTGGAAGCGGATCAGATTGGAAGCGTGTGTTGCGGTCGACGTGGGTT